CCACGGCGGCAGCGATCTTGTCATTGAGCGTTTTGGCGCTGAGGGTGCCGTCCGGTGCGATGTCCAGCGCTTCGCCCACTTTCACGCCGCCCAGCTGGTCCGCCGTAGCGGGCGGCAGGCTGTAAGGCGTGCCGAATTTGGCGTCGGCCTCGCTCTTGGTGTAAAAGCTGCCGCTCTCCACCGCCGCGATGGCGGTGTCCAGGGCGTCGAGTTTGGTGTGCAGCTCAGTGGACAGCTGGGTCATTATGGCCAGCGCCTGCGCCTGCAGCTGGGCCGTGGGGATGCCCTTGACCCCGTCCCGCATGACACCGCACACGGCCTCGTCCGCGCGGGTGTCGGTGATGTCGGCGGCGGTGATCACCGAGGAGCCTGCGGGCACGCTCACCGTGCACAGGCCCAGCTCGTACTGGTTGTGGTTCTGCAGGATGGCGGGCGGCTCCGGGGCGGCGGCAGGCGTGCCAGGCTTGAGCTTGACGGCGGTCAGGTTGGCTGCGGTGTCGAACTGCAGCACCACCCGGTCGATGCGGGGCAGGGTGCTGTCGGCGTCCGGGACGGTCAGGTTGACCGCCTCCCGGCTGCAGGCCGAGACGCCCTTGAAATCGTCGTAGTTGATCCACGCAAGACCGGGGGCCACGGTGATCTGCCGCGGGCCGGTGACGCTGACCGCGTAATTTGTGTCCTTGGCGTAGACGCCGGAGGTGCGGGTGCACAGGTAAGTGCTCACGTCCTCCGCGTCGTAGGTGACGCCGTTCAGCGGGTAAGTGATGATGCTCATGGTTTCCTCCTGAGGATGGGTGTGCCGATCTCGGTAGTGACCGTGTTTTCGCCCTTCTGGGAACTCAGGGTCACGCTGGTAATGCGGGCCGCCGCCTGAATATCGGTGCCGGGCAGGCTGGCGGCCACCACCTTGCCCACCGTGACCGTTCCGGTCGGGGTAAAGCGGAAGTTCTCAATGCGGGTGTGCTTGGCCAGTTCCTGCTCACCCAGCGCCCGCAGCGCGGCCAGATAGTCCTCCTGGCTCTGGCCGTCCTTCTTCTTTTTAGAGGTGGCGTCCAGATACAGTTCCCGCCGGGCAGAGCCGGTGTTGCCGGTGGCACCCACGGTGACGGTGCCGTCCGCGCCCGCCACGGTCACGATGTTCTTGTAGTCGGTGATGCTCTCAGTGTAGGTCAGGCCGGTCAGGTTGCCGTACTGCGGGGCGTACCGGGCGTTGGGATCCAGTTTCGGGCGGTACAGCTCAAACAGCAGCTTTTTGGCCTGCTGGTCGAACCGCACCCGGAACCCGATGTCCAGTTTCTGGCACACCTGCTCGGCGATGCTGAGCAGGCTGCCGGGCTTTACCTCGCCGGTGTAGGTGTCGGCAAGATCTGCAAGCACGCCCAGCTCCAGCCCCGGCCATGCAGCCGCACCGGACACAAGGCTGCGCAGGGTGCTTTCCACCGCAAAGCCGCTCAGGGTCCGGGTGCTGATCCGCTCGTCCAGGATGCAGGCGGCGTCCCTGGCCGAGATCACGAGCTTATGTTCGGATCGGTTGATCTGCGCCGAGCAGATGCGCATGATGCGGTCGGAGCCGGTGAGCCAGAGGTACCGGTCCGGGCGGCACAGGGCCTGCAGGGCGGTGGAGGCGTGCAGCTCCAGCTGTGCACCCTGCACCCCGCTGTACACGTTGTACCGCTCCGGCCAGACCAGCGACACCCAGCTTTCCAGCCGGGCCAGCAGGTTCAGCTGGCCGTCGTAGACGCAGATGCTTTTGTGGCCGCCTGCCGTCAGGGCGCTTGTCCGCTCAGCCATTGCCGCCCACCTCCAGGACCACGGTGGAGAACGCTGTGCTGCAGGTCAGGGTCAGGAACAGCCATTCCGTGCCGGAATCCGCCGTGCGCTGCCATGCCTGCGTCCCGTGGCGCAAAGTCCACAGGGTGCTGCTCCCGTCCAGCGTGGACATGATGTTGTAGCCGGTGCCGTCGATGATCTGTTCCAGTTTCAGCTGGCCGCTCTCGCGGTACAGCCGGAGCTTGTCGCCGTCCTGCAGGGTGGTGACAAAGCGCAGGAACTCGCCGGTCTCCGGGTCCTTGACGCCGGGGTTTACCACCGGGCCGCGGGCCTCCAACGTCAGAGCCCAGTCCTGGGTGGCCAGCCCGGTGTTGGCGATGCGCAAATAGTTGGCCTGCTCCCGCACGCCGTAGCTGTGCACATCGTAACACACCGGCAGGCGGAAGGTGGGTGTTACGCTCAAGGTCGAGACGGTGAGCTCCTTCACGCTGTGCCAGTAAGGGTCCGGGCAGTAGAGCTGAAACGAGAAGGTGGGCCACAGGCCGGACACGCTGATGTCCGGGGTGCGCTGCACCTCAGCGTCGCACCAATAAGCCCCGGCAATGGTCAGACGACCGGTGACGTAGGGCGCGAACACATCCCGCAGCTGGCGCTTGCAGTAGTCCTGATTGCGCAGGATGCGCCCGGTGACCGTGCGGGTCACGCCGGAAATGCTCCGGCTCTCCACGGTGGCACCCACCTGCTGGTAACCCTGGCTGGTCTCCAGATCCACGGGCAGGTCACCCAGCGGGGTGATGCTCCACAGCACGCCCGCCTTGTAGCCAAAGGAAAAGGTCAGGCCGTTGCTGGCCTTGAAAATCGCGTCAAACACCCTGCAGCACCGCCCTTTCCTGCTCGTACTGTGCCTCACGCATCAGGTCGGCAGCCGTCTGCGCCTTGGAATAAATGTACTGGTTGACCTCGATGTTGGGCCGCTGGGTGCGCTGTGGCAGCGGAGCACGCTTCTCGTAATCCCACAGGGAGCCGGATGCCGTGGAGGTCGTGCTGCTGCCGGAAGTGCCGCCGGAGATGCCGGGGGTGGTCTTGCGCTTGAACGCGCCGCCGACGCCGGCCACGATGGCCGCAATGGCGGCGGTCAGGGCCACGCCTGCCGCGATCATGAGCAGCGCCTGCGGGGCACCGAATCCGGTGGGGAACAGTGCCGCCGCGACGGCTTCCAGCATGCCCACAAAGGCGCTGCCGATGGAGCCGATCAGGGTGCCCATGGAGGCCAAAATCTCCGGGAAGCTGGAGATCAGTCCGCCCTTCAGGCCGGTGCTGATGGCAGCGGCAGCCGCAGTGAGCGGGCCTTTCAGCCCCTGAAAGATGCCGGTGAGGGTGGTGCCAAGGCCCTGCGCCTGCGTGAGCACGTCCGCAAAGCCGCTGGTCAGGCCCTTGGCGAGGTCGCCGCCCATATCCCACAGGCCGTTGGAGACGGCACTGACGCCTTTGCCCAGCAAGTTGTTGACCTGCTGGATCAGGTTCTTGCCGAAGTCGTCAATGAGCTGCTTTGCCTGCGGGGCAAGGCCGTTGTACAGGGTGGACAGCACCCATTCGCCGACAGACTGCCAGTCCTGCTTCTTCACAGCAGTCACCAGCGTGCTGAAGGTACCCACCACGCCCTTGTGGGCCTCGTCCTGCCAGCCTTTGACGAGGCCGTCAAAGCTGTTGGCAGAGGCTTCTTTGATGGTATCGGCCACCTGTTTCGTGCCGTCCGCCGCAATGTTAGTGACCCGCTCCACCGTGACCAGAGCGCCGTTCACCACATCGTTGTAGGTCTCGGTGATGACCTGTTTCTGGGTGCTGGTGCCGTCAGTCAGGGTCTCGGTGACCATCTTGGTGCTGGTGGCAATGCCGTTGACGACGGAATCAAAAGAGGAAGTGACCGTGGAAGCCGTCTCCCGCACCGTTTCCATGGTCTGCTGGATGGTGGTCTGGCCCTTCTCGTTGGTGGTGGTGATAGTCTTGATGTCCTTCAGGACGCCGTTCACCATCTGGCGGGAGGTGTCCGTCACCACGGTTTTCAGCTGCTTGGTATGGTCGGACATTTCCTCGGTGGTGGTCTGGGTGGTGCGGGTGATGTTGCCCACCATCCCGGTCACCGTGTCTGAGTAGGAATTGACCACCGTAGCGGCAGCCTTTGCAGTCTTGCTTGCCTTTTTAGCAGCATTCGCAGCCGCATTGCCGGACTTGGTATAGGCCGGGATGGCAACATCTGCGAGGTTCTGCGCACTGTCGGCGATGCCGTCGTTTGCATCCGTCCAGACAGAGCTCCAGTCCGCGTCCTCACCGCTGGCCGTTTCGGCGATGGTTGCGCCTGCGGTGGCAATGGTGGCAACGCCGCCTTTGCCGGTAAGGCCGTTGATGAAACTCTGGATCAGGTTCTTGCCCCACTGCACGGCCTGCGAGGGCAGGCTCTTGATCCAGGCAAGAGCACTGGAAAATCCGCCCTTGAAGGCATTCAGCATGCTGGAACCCATGCTCTTGACGCCGTTTGCCACACCAGTGAGGATGTTTTTGCCGATGTTCAGCCAGTTAATGGCCGAGATCACCGACAGGACGGCCTGCAGGATCTTCTTCCAGTTTGCCAGCAGATCCGGCATCGCCTTGACGATGCCCACGACCAGCTGCACGATGATGGCCACGCCCTCGCCGAGGATCTTGGGCATGTTGTCGTTGATGATGCCGCAGATGTTGATGATGATGTCCGGCACATAGGCGATCAGATCCGGCAGACCGGCGATCAGACCGTTGAGCAGCTGGGTGATGAGGTTCAGACCGGCGTCCACAAAGCTGGCCGCGTTGTCCCGCAGCTGGTCCGTAAAGGCCAGCAGCTGCGGCAGAGCGGTGGAGAAGAACTCCGGGATGCCCTCGGTGAAGCCCTGTGCCAGGGAACTGAGCAGCTCGGTGCCGGTCTGCAGGAGCTCCGGCACAAGACTATAAACAATTTCCGGAATGCCTGCCAGTACGTTGCCGATCATGGGCAGCAGATTGTCCACAAGGAAGGTCTGTGCCGTGTCGGCCAGCGCCTGCAGCGGTTCCGTCAGATCGGCACCGGTGGACCAGTTGCCCATCACGTTTTCCGCAGCCGCCTTCATGGCGGCAAAGCTGCCGGTCAGGGTGGTGGCGGCTTCCTTGGCGGTGGTGCCGGTGATGTCCATTTCCTGCTGGATGATATGGATGGCGCTGTACATGTCGGCCAGATTGCCCAGGTCGTACTTCACGCCGGAGATCTTGGTGGCGTCGTTCAGCAGCCGCTGCATCTCGGCCTGGGTGCCGCCGTAGCCGAGCTTGAGGTTGTCCAGCATGGTGTAATTCTGCTTGGCAAAGCCCTGATAGGCGTTCTGGATATCCTGCATATCCGTGCCCATCTTGTTGGCGTTGTCGGCCATATCCACCATGGCCATGTTGGCCAGCTGGGCGGCAGCATCGGTGTCCTGGCTGACGCTAGACAGCAGGCTGGCCGCAAAGCTGGTGGTCTGCTCCATGTAGTCGTTGGCCGAAAGCCCCACGGTCCGGTATGCCTGCGCGGCGTACTCCTTGACCGTGTCGGCACTGTCCTTGAACAGCGTTTCCACGCCGCCAAGGCTCTGCTGCAGGGCACCGCCCATGTTGATGGAATCCGAGATGATCTTGCCGATGCCGGCCGCCACGATCACTTTCTTCAGGGTGCCGATGAGTTCCTGACCGATGCTCTGCCCGGTCTGCTCGCCAAGGCCTTCGGTCTCTTCGTCAAACATCTCAGTCAGGGCGCTTTTGATGCCCTGCGCCGAGGGCACGATCTGGACATACGCCTTGCCCAGTTCGATTCCGTCCGCCATGGTGTTAACCTCCTTTCAGCGCCGCAAGTGCGGCGTCAAATTCTTCTGCGCTGGCGTAGCTCTGCACGTTGCTGGTGTCCGCCTCGCCGCGCAGGTCGGCCAGCACGGAGGGCGGCTTGGACGTGTCGCTGTGCAGCCACCAGAGCACCTGAGTCAGGCGGTCGGCGGCATAGGCCAGCAGTTCCGTCTCAAAGTCCACCGTGCGGCCTGCCGCCTTGCGCAGGCTGCGGCTCGTTTCCGGCAGGCCTGCGGCCAGTGTGGCGGCCAGACGCAGCGGAAGGGCACGCCAGTCCAGCACATGGTAATATTGCACGAAATCGCAGATCAGGGCGTCCTCGTCCGATGCGATCAGTTCGGCGAGGATGCAGAGTTTTTTCCGGCCGTGAAGCTGTTCATCAGCTCGCCCAGAGCGTCCGCCACCTTAGCCACCGGCACGCGGCCGTCCGGGGTGCGCAGGTGGTCATACAGCTTCTTCCGGCCCTCTTTGCCCAGCAGGCGCAGGGTCAGGTGGCTCATGTCAAAGACGTTGCCGTCCTGCATGCCGCCCAGGGCGTCCAGAAGTTCGGCGTCGTCCAGAACGTCCTCGCTCAGCTCGATCTCAAAGCCGTCGTTCGTTTTTGCAGTGATCATGCCTGCACCTCCTTGGTCTTGGCAGCGGCCTGGGCGGCAGCAGTGCCGCCCAGAATGTACTCGTAATGGGTGTTGCCCTGGGCATCCGGCACGGCGGTCAGGGTGGTGTTGTAACCCACGGCGCTCTTGGCGTAGGTGATATCGCCCACGGCGGTGACGGCGGCATCCGGGATGACGATGCGCTTGACCGCCTTGTTCTTCATCACCATCTCAATGACCCAGCTGCAGTCCTTCTGCTCGGAGGAGTTTGCCTTGACCGTGATGCCGGTGTCCAGCGTGCCGGTGACGTTGTCGTCGCCGTACACGGACTTGAGCACCTCCACGTTCAGGGCCTCCAGCAGGGTGTACTGGAAGGTGTCGGGCTTCTCGGTCTGCTGGGTCAGCACGGTGTCGCCGCCCCAGGCGTTGGTGTTCTCGCCGGAGGGCGAGTTGCTGTTGGTCACGCCGTCCTCGGAGGCGTAGCCCAGGCACTTAAAAGCCTTGTCCAGTTCGGTCTTGGCGTCGGTGGGCAGCGGGGTGCCCAGCGGGGCACGCCAGATGGCACCGCCCACTTTGGGCTTGGCGGCGGTCACGTTCTTTGCATCTGCCATAAAAAAGGCTCCTTTCGTTCTCAGTAATGCACTACGCCGAAAACGGCCTGATACCGGGGCCGTTTGCGGGTGGTGTCGGGGAAATTGTAGTCGGAATAAAGGTCGCAGCGCACAAGCTGCGGCAGGTTGTCGGCGTCCTGCATGGCGGCCTTGACAAGCTCGTTGAGCTTGGCCGCATCCAGGGTGCCGTCGTGGCTGGTGGCGGCGGGCCCGTAGGACTGCACCGCGATGGTGGCGCTATGGATGCCGTCCTCATAGCCGGAGCCGGTCTTTTCCACCACCACAAAGCGGGCGGGGGCCGGGGTTGGCACGCTCAGCCGGACTGGCACGTCCAGCCGCTCGGCCAGAAAGCTGCGGATGGTTTCTTCGATCATCTTTTTCTCCTGTAGCGGATGGCACGGCAGTCTTTCAGGCGCTTGTGGAGATGCACGCCCTCAATGCCGTGTGCGGTCGAGGCGGCTTTGAGCAGGGTGTTGTTGGCCGAGTTATCGTCAACGGCCTGCCGGGTGGCGGTCTCCACCACGGCCACGGCGCGGGTGGCGGCCACATAGGCCTCGTACCCGTCGCCACAGCGGTCTTTCACGGTGTCGGCCCGCGCTTTCAGCACGGCCTGCATCTCGGGGCTGCGCATCAGGGCGCGCACCCCGGCGCGATCCAACTCAAAGCGCACCTTACTCATCCCTTACCACCTGCACTTTCTTGTTCCAGCACAGAGGGATCATGCGTTCGATGCCCTGCACAACGCCACCGCAGGTGCGAAAGCGCTGGCCAAAGAACTCCACCTGCACGTCGTTCCAGTCGTGGGCGTCGCCCTTGGGGATGGCCAGCGTGTAGGCCAGCCGCCGCCCGGTCAGCTGCAGCTCGGTGGTGATCTCCTCGGCAGAGGGTTCGCCCACCAGCACGTTGTGCACGGTGACCGGCGTTTCGGCATAGACCGGGGCGTCGGCCTCGTCGGTGCCGGTCTGGGTCTTTTCGTACAGGGTGACGTCGATGCCTTTCAACATAAGTCCTCCAGCGGGCTGCGGGCCCCCACGCGGCTGCCAACGCCCAGCAGCTTCTTTTCCAGCTTGGAAAGATACAGCTCCCCGGAAGAGCCGCCGCTCATGGTCCAGCTCTGGCTGTAGCCCAGCGCGGTGGCGGTGCCCTGGGTGGCCCCCATGGGAAAGCTGACGCCGCCCTCGCTGTCGCTTTCGCCCAGCTGGCGGCGCACCATCCGGCAGGAAACGAGCCGTTTGGCGTCCTCTCCGGCGTCCGGGTTATAGGCGTCGATGATGACCGCCGCCTCGCTCAGCAGGGTGCTGCAGCGCTCCTGTTCGTCCTTGGAGAGGGCACGGAACCCGGCTTCCACATCACACACTTCGGCGTAGGTCATGAGGCACCCCGTTACACTTCGGTGCGCTTGATGTACAGGGTCTGGGGCTTGGAGACCTTCAGGCCGTACACCTTGCGGCCCTGCACAGCGGATGCGCCGATGTACTTGCCGGAGCCGGACAGGTCCTGCAGATGGATGGCTACCTGCCACTCCATCACGCGGTGGCACCAGTTGGGGTGACCGGCAATGAACTCGGTGGTGGTCTTTTTGCTGGTCACGCGGGTGGTACTCTCGTAGTCCATGTTGTTGGATTCAAACACGTTGAAGCCCGCAATGCGGCCCACAACACCCTGCTGCACCAGCTCCTGCGACAGGTCGCCCTGCTTGATATAGTGCTCGTCCAGCATCAGCACCTCCAGATACTCCGGGGATGCGATGAGGAAACGGCCATCGGCAGGCACGCCCTTGCGGCCCAGCACGCGCTTGGCCTCCAGCGCCAGCTTATAGGCGTTGCTCTCGGTGGCTGCGGTCTTGGTGGCGCTGATGGTGGCACCGGTGGCACCTTCCAGCGCGGCAATGGACTTCTTGTCGATGGACAGGGCCAGAGAGTAACCGGCGCTGTCCAGACGGTCGGCCACGATGTCATCCGGCACGCTGTCGGCGTCGTAGCCGTCGATCAGCTCGTTCACGGCCTCGTCGTGGTCGATGTTCAGGTCCAAATAGGTGGTGGTGCCCGCCTCGGCAGCGATGCCGTTGGCCTTGTCGTATTCCTTGACGGCCACCTCGGTGTCACGGACCGGGATCTTGACCTTGCCGGAGGTGGGGTCGCCCTCGTAGCGGCTGTTGAAGATGAGGTTATCACGGGTCACCAGCTGGTTGCGCAGCTTTGCGTCCACCAGAGTGGCCCAACGTTCCTGATTTGCATGTGCCATAAAAATTACTCGCTTTCTCCGTGCTGCTGCACGGCTGTCAGATTTTCAGACCGGGGTTGCGGTCCATGAATGCGGCGGTGACACCGTCCTTCTCGCTGGGCAGGTGCCGCGGTTCACCGCCGCCGGGCAGGACAGGATAACCGGGCGCGGGTGCGGGTGCCGGGGCGTCCTCACCAAAGGCCCAGGGGTTTGCCTTAGCGGCTTCGTCCAGCGCCTTTGCGATGTCGGCAGTGCGGTCGGCAGAGCCCTTCAGGCCGTCCACGTCCAGCAGGGCACGCACGGCCTTGACGCTGCGGCCCTTCTTGCCGAGGATGGCAGTGTCGAGGGCGTTGTCGAAGGCAAAGCCATCGGCCTGTGCCTTCAGGTCGGCCTGCAGCTTGGCCAGCTCGGCCTCGTATTCCTCCGGCTTCTTCTTGCCGTCAAAGGCGGCAAGGCCGTCCTGTGCGGTCTTGAGCTGGGCCCGTGCGGCGGTCAGCTGGGTCTGCAGGGCCGTGGCGGCGGACTTCTCCCGGTTGATGTCCGCGCCGTTTTCCTGCATGAGCCAGTTCAGCTGCTCGTCGGTGATGCCGGGGATCTTGTTCTTCACATCTTCGCGTTTCATGGTGGAAACTCCTTTCAGGTTGTGTGACCACAGTTTTTATACACTGTTCGCTGTCAGTATTCGGTCTTGGGCGGGTTACGCACCGCCCGCTGCGTGGCACCGTCTGGAGGCATCGAACCTCCCGCTTCCGGTTTTGGAGACCGGCGCTCTTCCTGAATGAGCTAAGACGGCATGAAAAAAGCACCGTGCATTTTTTGCACAGTGCTTGAAAATGGGCAACAAAAAACCACGGTGCGGGTGCATCGTGGTTGGATTACTGGTCTTGTTCCCAAGACCACTGTTTGAACTTGTTGAATGCGTCCACCGCTTCAGGTGGAATCTGGTCAAATTGTTTGGACGAAATGGCTTCACGGTAGGGGTCGAAAATATCAATCAATTTTTGAATATCCGACGGGTATTTCAGAATGACCATTATTTTCGCCTCCTTAATGACATGAATTCTGCTTCGACTTCGTCAAAACGTTCGCCTAAATACATATCAGCTGCGTATTGGCTTAACTCTCTTACATTATCGCGCGTGATACCCAGTTTGTCAATGCGTCCTTTGCACTTTTTGCACAGGGCATCAAGATATTCTGCACGGTTTTCACGGGTGATAACCCAGCCGGACTGCCGGAAGTCCGCGGCCTGTTTCATGTGCCACATTTCGTGAGCTTCGATTACTCCGAAACCACCAGAAGCGTCTTGAACAGTCTTTTTGCCAACGCTTTCCGCATAATAAACAACGTTCTCGCACGGGTCGTAAATACCGACTGCGCCGCGCAGCTCGTTATCGCCGACAACGATGATTTTGGGCTTCCGGTCAAGGCTGACACCCCAGTCGGAAAGCGCTTTTTCGGTATTTTGATTGATTCTATGGAGAGCTTTCGGCTTTATTGTTGCCTGGTCTGAAACATAAACCGGCGTTTTGTAAGATTCAACCTGTCTTACAGAGAGCTTGACTTCCTCCGAACGCCGAATCAGAGATATCTCGCTGACTGCGCCTCTGTCTTTTCGGTACGCCTGAGCCGCATACGCCGCCCGCTTCTGCGCATTGATAACATCCTTCCGGGCCGCATAATCAATCCGCCGCCAGTTGTTGATGTCGCTGCCCGCCTCCCGGTACTGTCGGAGGTATTCTTCCGGGTCGTAGCCGGAAACGTCAAACTCCCGGCTGAACCGCACCGCGAACTCGCAGTCACAGTTGGCGTGGATGTGCTGGGTGTGGCCCTTCTTCAGCAGGTTCTTGCTGGCCCGCTGCCAGCCGTTGGAGGCCAGCATCCGGCAGAACGGGCAGGCGTCGCCGTGGGGCACCCACGCCCATTCGGCACCGTCCCGGATGGCGTTGTGCGCGGTGGTGTCGGCACCGGCCTGCTTGACCATGCGGGAAACGCCCTGCTGCAGGCTGGGCGGGCTGTCCTGCGTGGCCTTGACCATGCCGGTCACTTCGCCGTAGGTGGCGGTGGGAGCCGGTTCTGCGGCGGGCAGGGTGACCCCCTGCGCCTCGGCCAGGGCGTCGTACATCTGGCAGGCCAGCTCTGCGCTGCCCTCGCCGTACTTGGTCACAAGGGCATAGGCGTAGCGGATGAGAGCGTCGGTGTCGGCTTCCGGGTGCCCGTCCATGTACTCCCGCATGAGCTGTCCGGCCTTCTGGTTCAGCCGGGAGAGCCGGGAAATGTAATCATCCCACGCCGCTTGTGTCAGTTTCATCTTCCATCTCCATCAGCACCTGTGCACCCCGTGCCCGCTGCTCCTGCGCCTTGATGCGCCGGATGTCCGCCTGGTCAAACCCGATCATCTCCAGGAAGGTGTCCGTGCCGGCGAACTCCTGCCGGGCAGATGCGATCTTGATGGCGGCGTCGGCGGTCACGGCCACGCTGGGCATGGCGGGGTTCTTGAAGTGGGCCATGATGCCGGTCTCTTCCTCGGTCAGGTCGGCCAGGCGGCAGTCCCGTGCCACGGCCTGTGCCATGCAGGCAATGGTGCGCAGCGCGTCGCCGTTGCCGGTGTTCAGCTGCTGGGCCAGAAGCACCAGCGTCTGGCTCTGGGCAAGAATGGCGTCGCTGCTGGTGGGGTTGGCGTCGTTCACCACGCCCACGTCGGTCACGGTCAGGCCGGTGGCCGCCGCAAACTGGGTGGCGGTCATGCGCATCTTCTCCACATGAGGCGTCAGGCTGCCCTGTGCCAGCTGGCCCAGGGTCGGGTTCTCGCCGGTCTCCGGGTTGGCCGTGGCGGCGATGATGGCTCCCATGTAGGTCTTGAATTTGTTGGAAATGATGGCGTCATACTGCTCATCGGTCACGCCGAGGATGTACTTCTGGGGCGTGGTGGCAAACTCCAGCGCGATGGTGGCGTTGACGGCGGTGCGGATGTAGTCATTGATGAGGGCGCGAATGGGATTTTTTAGCCGGGAGCGGCCGAAGGGCTTGGAGTTGGTGGCGTTCCAGATCAGGGGCTCCATCAGCGGGCGGCCCATCATCTGGGGGTTGTATTCTGCTGTCCATCTGTCCTGCTCTCTGCGCAGAACAACGATGTGCGTGTCCGTGTAGAGGTACACCAACGCGGGGGTCCATTCATTGCTTACGCTTTCATCCGGTGCCGTATCTACGATGGCAAGACCGCAGTCGATGCGGCCCTTCTCGCCGTTCCAGAGGGCGGCTGCCGTTGCAGGCGAGTGGAACCGGATGCGGCATCCAACCTCCGGGTCAGCGAACAGGGCGGCAAAGGTGCAGCCGTATTTCAGCTCGTCCCGGCAGGCCTTGGCGTACTGTGCCACAAGGCGGTTGTCGGCCACCAGCTTTGCAAGGCTGTCCAGACTGCCGCCGGTGCCTACAAAGCCGTCGAACATGCTCCGCGCGGCCAGCACGTCCACGGCCTTCTGGCCCCAGCTGCAGCCCACTTCCAGGTTTTCCATGCCCTTTTTCGGCAGGGCGATGCCGAGGTTTACGTCCTTCAGGGTGATGTGACCCTCATAGTATTTATCCTTGAGCGTGTTGCTGCTCTGGTGGTAGTTAAAAACGTCGGCCAGATCCCGCAACTGCTGTTGCTCGGCCGGATGTAAGCCTTTCACGGTGCCAAAATTCAGAGTGACTAACATAGGGCTCCTTTCAGCCGATGCGCATCTTGCGGGTCGGGTCGCGGCGGCAGGTCTTTGCGCCCCACAGGGCCAGCGAGCAGGCTTCCACCGGCAGGCTGTTCTCGCCGCCAAAGCCAAAGCCGCCCGCAAGGGGGCGCTTGGTGGCGGTGACGGCGCTCTCATTCAGGGCGGTCTGGGGTGCGTACCAGGTCAGGCTGCCCTCGCTCACCGCGTTGGTGAACAGGCTCACGGCGGCGATCACGTCCCGTGCTCCGGGCCGGACGACCGCGTTCTTTGCCTTCCAGACCTCCCGGATGCGTTCCACCAGCACGTCCACGCCGTTGCGCCCGTCGATGACCACGCAGCTTGCCCTGCCGTACCGGTCGCACAGCCAGTCCGCCAGCCAGGCAAGGCCCTGCCCGGTGGGCCGCAGGTCGATGAGGGAGACGCGAGCGGGCCCCTCCTTCGGGATGACCGCGCCGCACAGGCACACGGAACTGCCGTCGGCGGCAAACTTGACGCCATAGGCGGTCTTGCCCTCCGGCTTTTCGTCCTCGCTGGCGCAGGCTGCCCACGCCTTGCGGTCGAGGGCGTAGTCCAGATGCTCCGTGATCTCCGGACTCCACCAGCCCAGACGTTCTCGCGCAAAGGTGTCCGGGTCCAGCTGTTCGGCTTCGCCCTCGATGGTGGAGAACTGGATGCGCCGCCCCAGTGCCGGGTTGGCCGCTGCCCAGCGGGCGGGGTCTTTCACGTCGCCGATCTCCGGCACGCTGAACTCGAACCACGCGGCCTTTTTGGCTTCGCCCTCCAGCGCCCGCTTGCGCAGGGCCCGGAACACGGTGCCCACGGCATCCGGGCCGGGCGGGGTGCCGACGTAGATGGTCTGGGGGTTCAGGCTGGCCGAAATGGCCGGGATGAAGCTGCCCTGTGCGGTCTCGTCCAGCTCCTGTGCCTCGTCGAAGATGAGCAGGTCGCCGTGCTGGCCGCGTCCGCCGTTGCGGGTACGGGCCAGAAACTTGATGCGTGCGCCGCTCTTCAGGATGATCTGCTCGCGGCCTAGGGCGGTGCGGATCTCGGAAACATACCGGCGCATTTTCGGGCCCTCAAAAAAGGCCCGCATTTCCTCAAAGGTCTCGGTGGCGGTCTTTTGCAGGTGGGCCGTGTAGATGACCGTTTCGTTGAACATGAGCATGCCGGACGCCGCCCGCCCCTGCACCAGCAGGCTCTTGCCGTTCTGGCGGGGCACGCTGCCTCCTGCCGTGGGGGCTGTCCATTTGCCGGACACGGTGCGGCCCATCCAGTCGTCCAGGATGTCGCTCTGCCACGGGTCCAGCACGGTGCCGCCCGCCCGCAGGATGCGCACGGCATCCGGTCCGTCAGTGGCCCGGTACTCCGGCGCGATGCGTTCGGACGGCTCCTGGCTTCCCATCATTTTCACGCTCTGCGAGGATCTCGCCGATCTCGTCGCCATCGTCGTTTGCTCCTTCGATCTCTTCAATTTCCCGGATGGTCTCCCGGTACTGCTTGGTCAGCTGAGGCAGGGCGCGGCAGTCCTTGCAGGTGTCGATGCCCGCCGCCAGCACCTTGGCCAGCTGTTTGAGCTGCTCCAGCCGGGTGCCCCGTGCCGTGATGCTTTTCATGGTCGCCATGGCCTGACACCCCTTTCAGAATTTTCCTGTGTGTAAATCGGCGCTGGACGGCACAGGGTGCGCCGTGGGCGTGGGAGGGGGCCCCTCCCCACCCCTCACCAGTCACCGTCAGAAACCTTCGGAACGCGCAGGAATTTGCCCGATTTTGGGCCGTTTTGACCGGTTTTGTTGCCCTTTTGCGCGTTGCAGAACCAGTGTGCGGGTTGGAGGTTATTCCAATCTTCCGCTGCTGCCCGCGCGGACGGGTAGCCGAACTCCCGCCAGCGGGAAACGGGCTTGATCTCGTCCACCACGAAGGATAGCGGGTGCTGCGCGTCGGAAGGCTCATCGTAATGGATCGGACCGAAACGTCCGTGACAGATGCCGCATTCGCCGCCCATCGCCCGGAGCCGGGCCCGGTGACGCCGTCGCAGCTGTCCGTTGGCATAGCGCGGGTTGCCCATGCGGTTCACCTCCTGACAGACAAAAAGCCTGCACATGGCAGGCAGATCTCCGCCCCCCGGTAAACACCACCGGGGCCTTTGCATGGGCGGGGGTGCTTTGCGGAGGGGGCAGGGTACAAAATGACCCCTGGGTATAGACCGGGGGTGGGTAAAGCAAAAGCCGCCCCGTAGGACGGCCAAAAAGCAAAATAAGCAGCACCCTGCATTCAGTTGCGTTGGACAAGCGTCAAACGGTGGGTGCTGCTGCATCTGAAACTTACGTGGTCAGATGCCCCGCGTGCTGCGCGGCCCCCTCACAGGGCACGCAGATGGAGCCGTTGGCCGGATTTGAACCGGCACCAAACCACGCCAGCCCTCTGCGGTGATTGATCACAGACACCTGCAACGTGGATGTATCATCAATGTTGACCCGCCTTAAATGGGCGGCGCTCTGCTTTGAGCTACAACGGCATATAAAAGCCCGCACGTTTCCATGCGGGTAAGTTGACGCACATCCTGACGGGGATGAACTACTAAGAAACCGTCGTACGGATTATGTGGCCTCCAGATCGCGTGCGGAGGTTGCGAGGACAGCTAAGGAGTGAGCTGTCACTCTACACGCAGCCACAAGCGGGTGAATCACTCCCATGCGTCAGGCTGTTGCCGTGGTGGGGCACGGCGTTGTGGTGTGCCCGGCTGGAATCGAACCAGTGTCCCATGCTCCCGGGGAGCTGCGCTGACCACTGCGCAACAGGCACATAGAAGCAGCCCGCGGAACAGGAGAAGGAAGAAAGCCCCGCTCCGGAGACTGCGTAGGGTATCGGAGAGCCTTTCGGCTTTGCCGATGGTACCATATTACACCATGAAATACTGCAATCGCAATGCAATGACAGTGTAATGTTTTTCAAAGGGGCAGCTGTTCCATTGCTTTGCGCCGCAGAACATAGATCATGCTGAGAGAGTAATTCGTATCATGGGCGATCTGTTCCCACGTCTTGCCTTCGAGGTAGTAGTCTTTCAGAATGTGGTATTTCCAGAAATCCTCCAGCTGCTGCAAAGCATCGTCGATCTCTTCATACAGGGCATCACACTCGGCCAGTTGAAAAGACACCTGATGCTCCAGATCGTCCGTCCGCTCCACCGCGCGGGCAAGGCTCTGGCCGTCACCGCTGCCGCTGGGGGTAGGGCTGAAATTCTGTGTGGTATGTCTGGCAGCGGTCCGTGCTTCTTCCAGCCGGCAACAAAGCTGTTCCAGCAGCTTCTGAGCATCCCGGTACCGCCAGAGCCAGGCCTTCTTTTCTTCGTAGTTCATGCGATCACCTCAAGAGAGTTAATGTCCATGTAACGCCCGCCCAGAGCAGCCCGAAAAGGGCTGCGCCAAGTACCACGGGGTGGTCAATCAGAATCCAGATCAGACCGTAAATAAGCCCGGCAAAGAGACTGCATGCGCAAACCAGGATGAATGCGGAAAGCATGGCCATTCCGATACTCATGTCACACTACCTCCTTTCCTTCCAGCTTCCTCAGCAGCCCGTCCACGTCATACCGCCAGTGCACCCGCAGCTGGTGCTGCTCCACCTCGATGCCGTGCAGGGCGGCCCACTGCCACGGAATACTTTTGCGGGTCTGGGTCCGCAGAAAGTCCAGCACAGCGCTGGCGGGCACCGCAAAGGTGCGGTTCACCTTGCCACGGTAGTTGATGACTACATGGGCCGTCTGGCCCTTGTAGGACGCCGCAGCGGCCATATCGGTGATATGCTTCAGCTTGTGATACCGCTGCTTTGCGGGGTCGTAGCTGCCGAAGATCTTGGTCAGCTGGATGCTGGGTGTCTCGATGGTCTTTAACTCGAAGTAGTGGTGCATGGGGTAGCGGTAGACGTCAAAGTCACAGATGTTGTCGGTGGAAAAGCTCAGGTTCTCGTTGCCGCCGTAGTAGCTGGCGGCGCTGTCCTTCAGGCGGTAGCACCACGCATCCGGCGGCATGGACTTCTTCCAGTCCGCTTCAAACTGTTTTCCGGTGTTCAAATCCTTCTCCTTTCGGTACAGCTGCCGGAGGGCGGCCCCGGCGGTGGGGTCCGGGTAGTGCTCAGGGGTCCAATACATGGGGCGCGTCCTCCTTTGCTGTGCTCTTCTTCAGCCGCTTCAGGCTTTGTTCGATGGGCGTGGTCAGAAAGTCGTTCCCGCCGGGCTCCGGGCGGCTCACAGGCCGGTTCCGTCCGCTCCCGACGGGATGGGCTTTCCGGTAGTCCTCCACCGAGTGGTACTTGCCGGCCTCTGCCTCCTGCAGTGCTGTGCGCACATAGGCCCAGCTGCGGCCGCCCAGATCCGCGCACCTGCCGATCACGGCAGACACCAGCTCATTGCCCAGCCGGTCGGCGTATTCCGCCAGCTCGGCCTTGCCTTTGCCGTTCAGCTTGCCGATGCTGCTCTCGAACTCCATCACAAGGGGCTGTGTCGTCGTCCTCGTCCGGGTCGGCTGCGCAGCAGACGAGGACTTGTTAGCTTGTTGGTTTGTTATAATGGTTAAGTTGTTGTCGGTCGCCTGTCGGTTGCCTGTCACCTGCCTGTCACTTTGCCTGTCACCCGCAACGATGGATGTATAATTATTGATTGATATGACGCTGTATTTCGACCCGGTTTTGACTGTCAGATACCCTGTCACCTGTAGGTGCTCCAGAGCCGTCCGGACATTCCGGACGCTCAAACCGAGCTGTTTTGCGAGCTGTGACTGGCTGGTGACCAGCTCACCGGGGTGGATCGTGATGCCCTGCCATTGCTTCTCCTGCCAGTTTGCGGTGAGCAGCAGGTGGAAGAACAGTCGGGCGGTGTTGGGCTCGGTGTACCATTCCCAATCGGTCAGACCGCGTGGGAAGGCCACGAACCCGCGTGTCGGGTCAATGCCCACGGCCGGACCTCCTTTCGGTTGAATGGGTTAAAACGGCAGGTCATCGGTGTCTTCGATGAGGGCGTCGTCTGCGGGAAGGTCTGCGGCGGTTGCTGCTGCACCGCGGGGCGCGTAGTCGGCAAGGTGCTCACCGGGGTACATCTGGCCGCCCTGCAAAGTGGTCTGCACAGGGGCCGGGGCTGGAGGCGGGTCAAAGGGCGTTGCCTCCTCGGTGGGGGACATCTCGGGCACGGCAGGAGTGGCCATCATGTCGGCCAGCGTCTGCATCCACCGGAAGGTCACCAGCCCGCCGGGCTGGATGTCATCAGCGTCCACGTTGTAATAGGGCTTGCCGTTGTATTCGCGGCTCTTCAACTCCCGCGCATAGACCGTGACATAGTCGCCCTTCTGCAGCATCCCGTCCCACTGCTCCAGCCCGTGCCAGACGTTTACCTGCACATACAGGCCCTCCCAGTTCCCGGCGGCGTTCTTCACGCTGTGGGCCTTGATGTCAAACTTGAGCACCTGTTTCTGGCCGGCATTCCGGATCTCCGGATCCTTGGCGAGGGTGCCATGGAGCAGCACCCCGGTGCTCGTCTTGATGATCATGCGTCCTCACCTCCGGCAAAGGGGTCGTCAGCGGGTTCGTCGGCATCCTCCACGGCCAGGGCGTCCGCTTGGGCAGCGGTGTCCCGGATGCGGGTCCAGCGGGGAGAAGGGGCCGCGTCATCCAGCTCCCGTGCCGTGCCCTCGGCATCCACCCGGACGGGCACTTCACTCTCATCGTACAGGGCGCCGAAGGTGGACGGAAATGCCTCCCGCAGAGCATGCACCAGGGCCACCTTACGGATCATGGTGGCCTTCTTGCCCTTCCAGAGGGACTTGCCGGTGTCGTACTCGGCCAGCTTCACCTCCTCGTAGCTGGGGCGGGTGCGGTCTTTCCGGTAGACCTTGGCCCAGCCGCCCAGAAGCTCCTCGCCCTCATAGACGATGGAACCCTCCCGGTGGTCCAGCTGCCCGGCTTCCGTGTCCAGCACGATGATGCCGGCCTCAAAGCCGTCAAAGGCCGGGTGCCGTTCGGCCATCTGCATGTAACAGTTCTTGCCCAGGACGATGGTGCTGGGGGTGTCCTCGCTGTTGTTGTCGTAGTGGATCAGATAGGCCTCCTTGGTGAAGGGGTTCAGCCGGTACTGCTTGCAGGTCTCCAGAAAGATCTTGCACTCGGCGTCGGTGGCCTTGGCGCAGATGAAGTTGCGCACGTCGGCAAAGCTAACCGTGAAATGCTGGCCATCTGCGGCGGTGATCTCCACCGGCACGGACGGGGAAGCGGCCTGCAGGGCCGTGCTCTGGGTCGCGCGCTGCTGCATGGCAGCCATGCGGGATGCGGTGCCCTGGACCGGGGCAGAAGCGGGTGCGGACGTGGTGGGCGCAGATGCGCCGTTGCGGGTGAATGCCATATAAATTACCTCCTGCATTACTTAACAGAACCATACCGGAAGCCGCGCTCTGCGGCTCCCTGCTTGAACCATGCGATGTCCTCCGGGGTGAACTCCACCCAGAAGGAATAGCGCTTGCGGGCCGGTGCGGCGGGCTGTGCGAACTGCTGCAGCACCTCACAATCCAGTCGGCCGGAAGCCGTGACAAAGGCGTTGCTCTGTGCGGCCTGCCGGGCTTCCTCCCGCACCTGCCGTTCCTCTTCCGAGGGAGGGGCGGCGAACGGTGCGGCGGCTTTTGCCCGCTCTACGGCCTGCCTTCTGGCTTCGGCCTCAGCCTGTGCGGCACGGGCATCCTGTCGGCGCTGATGCTCGTGGAGGGCGTCATTGACGCTGAAGGCCCGCAGGTATTCGGTGGTGCAGGCTTCGGCGTCCTCGCCGCAGGTGTCCCGGATCAGGCGCAGTTCTTCCCGCCGGGTCTCCACCGCCAGGCGCAGCTCCTTGGACGCTCTGGCAAGGTCAAAGGTCTTGTTCAGCCACTGGGGCACCAGCAGCCGGTCAAAAGAGATCAGCGGTTCCAGCTCCCCGATGCAGTCCCGGTAGACCAGCCGCAGGGAGGACGCTTTTTCCTCCCGCTCGGCCTGCTCCACGGCCTTGACCTGCTGGTCAATGGCCCCGGACACCTGCTTGCACTGGGCCTGCATGGCCTTGATGCGCTGGCCAAAGGCTTCCAGCGGGTCGGTATAGAGCTTCTTCGCGGCCCGCAGAGCGTCGCCCAGCTGCTTGTCCCACTTGTTGACGGCGGCCCGGTCGGCCTTGGCGTCCTTGATGGATTCCGGGGTGTACACCCGGCCGGTGTAGGCGGCCAGAAGCTCGTCCAAATTTTTCTGGACTTCTTCCTCATTCCAGCTCATGGCCGGAATGACCGGGCGTTCCACCCGGACAGTCAGTTCATTCGTCATCTTCGTCTTTCTCCTGTTCCGCCGCTTCCTGTGCGGCCTGCTGTTCGTTGGTCAGGAAATAATAACCATCCGGCGGCTCCAGCGGCGGGCCGTAGCCGTCCAGGGCAAGGTCATACATCGGGTTCATCAGGCGGCACCTCCGTCGTAGCCCTCCGGCTGGCGGCAGAGCAATGCGGCTTCCTGCCGGATGCTGTTCAGAGTGTTGCAGATGTACTGGAAGGTGTTTTCCAGGTCCTCACCCGTCAGGCGGGAATAGCTGCCCTTGCAGCTGTTCCAGATGGCAAGCATTGCCTCCGGGCAGTGATTGGCGGTTTCAAAGTCGGTCTGTCCAAGGTCGTCCATCCGGCTGGTCATTGCCTTCATCCGGCGTTCCAGCTGGGCGCTGTTCTTTTTCAGGCGGTCGTTCTCTTCCTGCAGCTCCCGGTTGCGGGCATCCGCAAGGCCCCACGCCTTTTCTGCGGCACGGCGGTCCACCTCTTCCTCGTCCACCACGGCGGTGATGGGCTGATGCTTCAGGGCGTCCTCGGCTTTGTGGGCGCGGGTCTCGGCCCTGTCGCGTTCGGCTTCGGCCTTCTGGCGCTGGAGGTTGGCGGCAATGCGGCTTTCGTCCGCATCGTGGTAACTCTGCTGGAGCTTGGCGTTCTGCTCGGTCAGGCCCTGCACGTCCGCAAGGGCGGCATCCCGCTGGGCTTCGACATCTTGGATGTGGCTTTCCGCCCAGGCAGCCCGATTCTGGGCACCCAGCAGCTTGTCCCGCTCAGCCTCGGCAGCATTGGCACGGTCTTGTTCGGCCTTGATCTGGGCAAGGGCTTCCTGATACTGCTTGTGAGTTGTGATATCACCGCTCTTGACCTGTGCCACCAGCTCTGCCGGGGCGCTGGGCTTTGCCACGGCATACAGCAGAGACGGAGACAACTCTTTCAGCACTCGCTGCTGGCGGGGGCTGCTGTTGTCCATCAGGGCAGCCACCTGTAACAGCCGGTAAGCGGTATCTTTGGTGATGCCGATGGACACGCACCACGCCCGGAAGGTGTCGTCTCCACGGTTTCCGTGCTTCGAGTCGTCGCAATTTGCGACAACTCCGCACAGCGCTTCATGCGCAATGGCGATGGCATCGCCCATGTGAATCAGGCCGCGCTCGGCCAGTTTCTTGCCGTGCTGGTACTCCTTTTCGGCAAAGTGCAGGTCCTCCACGGTCTGGTCGGTCAGCCCGGAATAGTCGAACGCCGGGCGCATCTCATCCGGCACGGTGGTCAGGGGTTTGTCCTGCATGGCACCAGCTGTTGATACAGAAGAACCGCCCGCCGATGCGGCAGGGGCCGATTCGCAGTTCTGCAGGGATGTCGCGGGGGTCGATGCGCTTGCATCCGCCCCGCTCTCCGAGATGGTCGGCGTTGCCGCTGTGGCAGTCGGGACAGCATTCTCTGCCGTAGTCACAGCAGCATCCGCATTCTGGGCAGGTGCACATGAGAGAATCTCCTTTGCTTTTTTGATGTCGGCAAGAATCTTTTCCATTTCCTGCTGCGGTGTCATGTCCTTGCGGCTTCCATCCAGATTGAAAAACTGACCAAACAGCTCTCTTTTTGCGGCAACACCTTTCAGATTCTGAGTGCATGTGATTGTCAGGCAATAGCGCCCGTCAGATCCATAGTCCGATGCACGAATATCTTTGGAAAATGAGCCGAAAATCTCTCTGTCTGGATAAGTGTCTTTGATCCATGCGGAGACCTGAGACAGAAAGTCGAAGTCCAGACTATGCACTCGACAGGTGCATTTATCCTTGATAGAGCCAGCGAACTCTGACGCATAAGTGAGGGTCTTGCTCATCCGACACTCGTAGCCCCGAGTCTCCCGGATGAAAGTTCTAGCACTTTCATCCCATTGAAAGTCTCCGTATGGCATGGCATAGGGGCATCCCCAGCACTCATGGCCGGGTGCATAGCCAGATAGGCGGTTGCCAGTGGTACTGGCATCGGCAGATTTCTTCACTCGCCGTCCGCATTTGCAGATATAGGTAGTCATACCCGCACCTCCGTTTCCTTCAGGCGGTCGAGCATCTCGGCCTGCAGGCCCTTGCCCATGGGCACAAGGCTGTTGTTCTTCCAGCCGTAGCAGAGGATGGTGCCGTAGATGTTATGGCCACGATAGACGCGGTTCACCCCTTTGCCGAAAACGCCGAACAGCAGCACCGCCTGCGTGCATTCGCAGCCCAGCATGGCCTCGATGCCCTGCAGGGTGTCCGGCAGAGAGGTGACTTCCGGGGACTTGCCCGGCTCGATCAAAATGCCTTTCATTGTGGTTCCTCCGTTGTGTAGCCATGTTTGACGCAGAGCTTTTCCAGTTCGATGTAGGTAAGATCGTGCAAAAACCGGACGCCGTGCTGAAAATCCGTGGAACGTGCATCCGACAAGACGCTGAGAATCTCCAGTGCCGCCAGGGCACTGCCCAGGGCGTCTACGGGCCGGCTGAGGATCTCGGTGCGGCAGTCCTTCTGGTAGTCCGGATCTGCGATATAATACCGATCCGGGCGCAGGACTCCGTCGGCAAAGCCACGTTCCAGATTACTTGCGGCCATGGAGAGTGCTGCGGCCGCTTTGTTCAGTGCGGCCAGCTGCTCATAGATCAGGCCGGAGTGCCATTCGGGCACATTCTTGATGTACTGCAGCAGACTTTTCTGCTTTTCTGTCAGCATTTTCTTGTAAAAACCTCCAAAGTGTGTTATTCTTCGGGGTGATGGGGCTTGCAAATTCCATCACCCTTTGGGCTCGTCCGTGCTGCGAACACGGGCGGGCCTTTTTGGTTTGCGCGGTAGGCTGTCCACCTCACTGCGGGGGATGTACTCCCGCTGGATGGTGTACTT